ATTGATTCACAAATATATCGCTCAAAATCAAAATTTTATTCTCTGGCATTATAAGTATGGTTCAAAGTATGACTCTGATTTCTGGAACTATGCAGGGTCTTTAGATTTTGATGATCCAGACTTTGATCAATATTTTGAATTCTCAAAATCTACGAGTTGGGATGACATTATTCCAGATCAATATGGTGGAATGACAGAGAGTGGATTGTACGCACAATGGCCTGCGTATAGTTTCAAAACATGGTATGAGGGTATGACCCGATAAATAACTAAAAAACTAGGACCATGCCCTATCATCTTAAAAGAATTAGTAGAGTAGATAGTGATATTACCGTTTACTACTGTGGTGATGGAAGATGGTCTGATGATTACTCTGATAGAGCAGTCTATGATTCAGACCCAACTCCTATGACTGTCAATTTAAATGGCAAAAATGGTGGATGGGATGGCAGCACAGTTGTAAGTGAATAATCATGCCAGTAACAAGAAAAAGAACAAAACCTGCCGAGAGATATTCAAGACAAGTTGAGAATAGAAACTTCCTAGCACCAACTGGTTTTAGGTTTGTCTTAAAGAGATCTCCTAAGGCAGCATTCCTTTGCAATCAAGCAAACATTCCAGCGATTGATTTAGGAACTACCATTCAACCAAATTACCTGAGAGATATTCCAGTTCCAGGGGACAAAATTGAATTTGGTGATTTGACCATAAGGTTTTTAGTTGATGAAGATCTGACTAATTACATGGAACTACAAAACTGGATTCGTGGTTTAGGTTTCCCAGAAACCAGAAAAAACTTTTCTGACTTAGAGGATGAGGGACCAGATTATGGAATTATCCCTACAGAGGGTGGTGACAATATCTATTCTGATGCTACACTTCAGATACTTAGTAACAATCTTGTCCCTAAATTTCAAGTGATGTTCAAAGATTTATTTCCATACTCTTTGACAACAATTACGTTTGATGCTACCGATACTGACATCGAATACTTTACAGCAGAGGCAAGTTTCAAGTATACTATGTACAACTTGACAGATATGGAAAACAATCCTTTATGATCGATCTTGATAAACTTCAAGAGATGTGGGAAAAAGACTCAAAGATTGATATGGACAATTTACACACCGAGTCTACAAATATTCCCACTCTCCATGCGAAGTACTTTGATTTATATAATACTATCTTTTTGATGAGAAAGAAAGCAGAGCAGCAGAAGAAAAATATCAGACACGAAAGATATGAATATTATTCTGGTAAGGCAGACCCAGACATTTATGTGCAAAATCCCTTTCCTAAAAAAATCAGAGACAAGGACACGATGACGAAGTACCTTGACGCTGATGAAAAATTGTCTACAGTATGTTTGAAAATAGACTATTACGATACAATGCTAGTCTATATTGAGAGTATACTTAAACAGATAACTAACAGAACTTATCAAATTAAGAACGCGATAGAGTTCATGAAATTTAACGCAGGGTTAGGTTAATGAATGAAGATTGGATTTATGAAGATGAGGATTTTGATCCTGATTTGCCTTATATAGAACTACAGTTTGGACCTGAGGACTTACATCTCATCTATAAATCCGTTTGCGTTCATATAGACAAATGGGCAGGTGGTCACCCAGATGAACAAGCAAGACTTCATTACCTCAAGAATTTTCTATATAGAGTAGTGCTTGAATATAAATTCAATATGGATTAAAAAATGGACAATATTATTCCAGCTTTCTCAAGTGTAATTGCTACAGACACCATATGGGAAAATACAAATGTTTTGAAGAAAGAAAAAAATTTTGCTTATAATAATCTACAAAATAATAGTGGAAAAAATTTCAAAATTTTAGAAAAATATCCTAAAGTAAAAAATATTTTACTTAATAAATTTAAAAAATTTTCTAAAGAAAAATTAAATTATACTGAAGATTTTGCAATATCAACTTCTTGGATTACAATTTTAGAGAAAGGTGAACAGTCCCAACAACACTGCCATAAAAATAGTTTTTATAGTGGTGTGTATTATTTTGATGAATATGAGCAAAGTCAAGGAGGAAAACTTGAGTTTCAAACACCAATAATTAATTTTCCAGATTTTTACTTGATACCAGAAAAATGGAATCAACTCAACACTCGTGTTATAGAAATCACTCCTGTTAAAAATTTATTGGTTCTCTTCCCAAGTTATCTACTTCATAGAGTGCTTCCTTATCATGGAACTTCTTTGAGAAAGTCACTTGCATTTAATATTATTCCGATAGGAGATCATGGAGAGAAAGATTCTTTTTCAAACAGTCGATTATTTACTAAATATTTTTGATAATAGTGGTTAAATATTAGATAATGGAGAGAGAACCACTTTTATCTTTAAATTTTGAGATTGAAGATATTCAAATGCAATATACTGCTCTAGAAAAATACATGGAAGGATTAGATAAAGTAAGTTGGGAATATAAACACGCAGATAGAATTAAGACAGAGTTGTACAGAGCAATTGCTCATCACAAATTTAATCTTGACAAGGAAG